GGAGTTGAACCCGCGTCCGAAATTCCTACATACCATTTTTATACTAACAAAATCATATTTTTTTATTTTAAATCATTGTGTTAGTGTTAGTCTGTATTTGCTTTTTTTACTTGTTTTTAGTGTTCTGCCGCCAAAATGCCGCCATTTATTAGCGATGCCAGTTGAGGTTATGAAGTGGATTTTTGGTAACGGCATCTTCCAGATGATCCGGTGCAAAATGGGCATAAATCATGGTCATTTTAATATCAGCGTGTCCTAAAATATCCCTCAATACCAAAATGTTTCCGCCGTTCATCATAAAGTGACTGGCGAAAGTGTGGCGCAGAACGTGGGTACATTGACCTTCAGGTAGTTCAATTCCAGCTCGTTTTACCGCACGCTCAAAAGCCTTTCGGCATGGTGTGAATAACTTTCCTCTGTTTTTGGGTAATTCTTCATACAGTTCCTGAGAAATAGGAACAGTTCGGTTTTTCTTTCCTTTTGTTTTGGTATAGGTAATTCGATACTTTGATATCTGGTTACCTTGCAGGTTTTCGGCTTCGCTCCATCTTGCCCCGGTAGCCAGGCAAATCTTGGCAATCATTAGCAGACTGGGACTTTGAGATTCAGCACATGCGTCAAGCAGGCGTTTGATTTCATCAGCAGCAAGGAACGCCAGTTCACCTTCTGCAATTTTGAAAGTTGGCAGACCGGCGAGGGGGTTGGGTGCAGACCAATGTCCCAGCTTTTTCAGTGTGCCAAAAACTGAGGATAGGTTACGCTGTTCAAGGTTCACCGTTCTGGGCTTAACCGGTGACATGAGCACGCCATCTTCGTTTTTGACCTCACCTTTTAATCTGGCTTCCCGGTACTTTGTGAAATCACCTGCTGTCAATTCAGAAGCGATGGGATCGCCAAGTCCATTACAAATGATTTTTAACTTAGCCATTAATCGCTTAGGGTCAGCGAGTGTCTGACCGTACAGGGAATACCATTGCTCAATCACTTCTGACAGTTGTCGCCGATCTTCCTTTTCTCCCAGCCAAGGTTTCTTGTTTACCTCATCCATGGTGAAATTCTCAAACGCAATGGCTTCGCCTTTCGTCGCAAATTGTTTGCGTACGCGTTTGCCATCTCTCCCGTTTGGGTAGCATTCACATAACCACTTTCCGTTCGGCTGTTTTCTGATCGTCATGATTAGATACTCTTAATCACTTTTACCACACGCCCTACAACGTCTACGTCATCAACTGCACATTCAAAGGTTGTTTCTTCCTGATGAACAACAAGTTTATTTCCGGGAATTCGAGCTACTTTTACGATGCTTTTCACTCCATCAATATCAACAAGCCAGGAGCCATTACTGATCTGTTTTACAGATACATCAACAATAAAACTTTCTGTTGTCGTTTGTATGAATAGATAGTTTGACGAGTCGCCCTCAACCAACCTGCTATCTAATAAAATTTCGTCATATGATTGAAGTTCACCATTTCTTAACTCTGTGTATTTGATACTGGGAGCTACGATTTTAGAAAGTGGTCTAATTGTGACGTCATTATCATTTTTGAGAATGTTTGAGTCACTGTTATCTGCATACATATCACCCTGTCCGGTTGCCAACCAAAGAAGCGAGATCCCGGTTTCTAGAGCACATTGGATTACCCATTCTGCTGGAAAACTATCTCTTAAGTATCTGTTTGCCATGGTGCTTTTTGATACTTTTAAATGTTCGCAGAGCTGTTGGCGTGAGCTGAAATTGTAGGCTTTTATCAGCCTGTTGATGGCATCACGACCTCCACTATCATTTCCACCCTTGATTAGACTCATAATCAAACCCCTTGACGTATATAAAATGCGATCTTAATATCCACTCGTGGTTTGAAAAGCAAAACCAAACCACATAAAACGAGATGAGACGATTACAAACTAAGAGATACTGCACTATGAGCAACGACATTTCAATTCGTGTACCAAAAGTGATGGCGACACCTGCAGAGTTCGCGGAATGGGAAGGCCGCTCTCGCGGTTCGGTATATCAAATGATTCATAATGGTAAGCTCGCTAAGTTCTTGGAAAAAAAGGAAAAACCGAAAGACAGAGTATGTATACGTTACCTTGAGTACAAAAAGGAACAAGTCAGGAAAAACATGGGCCAATCCAATTTCAATTTTAATGTCATCGTTGGTGGCTAAGTTCAATTATGAGAACTTTCTAAGGGGGCAGCATGTTTGATTACAGGATTTCCAAACATCCGCATTTTGATGAAGCCTGTAGAGCTTTTGCACTACGCCACAATATGGCGAAGCTGGCAGAACGTGCAGGAATGAATGTTCAGACACTGCGAAACAAACTCAACCCAGATCAACCGCATCAGCTCACAGCGCCAGAAATCTGGTTGCTTACCGATCTGACTGAAGATTCAACGCTGGTAGATGGCTTTCTGGCACAGATTCACTGCCTGCCATGCGTACCAATTAATGAGGTGGCAAAAGAGAAACTGCCACATTACGTCATGAGTGCAACCGCAGAGATCGGGCGTGTTGCTGCAGGTGCGGTATCTGGCGATGTAAAAACCAGTGCAGGTCGTCGTGATGCTATCAGCAGCATTAACTCTGTAACACGACTGATGGCGCTGACTGCTGTTTCATTGCAGGCCCGTTTACAGGCTAACCCTGCGATGGCGAGTGCAGTTGATACCGTGACTGGCCTCGGTGCTTCATTCGGTTTGCTGTGAGGTGCTTATGCTTACGAAAGAACCATCATTTGCATCGCTGCTTGTTAAACAAAGCCCGGCAATGCACTACGGTCACGGCTGGATCATGGGTGAGGATGGTAAACGCTGGCATCCGTGCCGTTCACAAGATGAATTGCTGGCAGAACTATCTACGAAGAAACGGGGGAACAAATGGCTATTGAAGGCGCTGCGGCGACTGTTCCATTAAGCCCCGGTGAACGCCTGAATGGACTTAATCACATTGCGGAGTTAAGGGCGAAAGTTTTTGGTCTGAATATTGAGTCAGAGCTTGAACGGTTTATTAAAGATATGCGTGATCCACGGGATATTAATAGCGAACAAAATAAACGGGCACTGGCTGCCATATTCTTTATGGCAAAAATTCCAGCTGAACGTCATAGCATCAGCATTAATGAGCTGACCACTGACGAAAAGCGGGAGTTGATTAAAGCAATGAATCATTTTCGTGCAGTGGTGAGCTTATTTCCCAGACGGCTAACCATGCCGAATTAACCAACTAATGAAATTAATGGCGTAAACCCGCCAGGCATCCCTTTATCTAAATTCAGGAGAATTGATTATGCGTAATATTGAAACCCTCACGACCAAAACCGGACCGGATGACGCAGGGCTTAATATTTTACTGACAGAGGCTCGTCTGGAAGAGCGCCGGGCAAGGGCTGAAGCAATGGCGGCTCGCCTTGATAGCCTGGCGTGTCATATCACATCCCGCCAGCTAAACCACGTCGAAGCGGCAGAACTGCTTCGTGTGACTGCTGAAGCAATCCAGAACGAAGCGCAGGAGATCCACTAATGGCTGATGCAATGGATCTCGTACAGCAGCGAGTTGAAGAAGAACGCCAACGTCATATCCGTGCTGCCCGTGCCAAAACGCCGGGCGTGTCCCGCGTGCTTTGCGTTGAGTGTGAAGCGCCAATTCCGCCAGCACGCCGTCGTGCCATTCCGGGTGTGCAGCTTTGCATTACCTGTCAGGAAATCGCAGAGCTGAAAGGCAAACATTACAACGGAGGTGCTGTATGAGCACCATCCTGAAATGGGCGGGAAATAAAACCGCCATTATGTCCGAACTGAAAAAGCATCTTCCTGCTGGCCCGCGACTGGTTGAACCTTTCGCGGGTTCCTGTGCAGTGATGATGGAGACGGAGTACCCCAGCTATCTTGTTGCGGATATTAATCCTGATTTAATCAACCTCTATAAAAAGGTTGCTGCTGATTGTGAATCGTTTATATCTCGCGCCAGAGTTTTATTTGAGAACGCAAACAGGGAGATGGCTTATTACAACATAAGGCAGGAGTTTAATTACTCAACTGAAATTACTGATTTCATGAAAGCAGTATATTTCCTGTATCTCAATCGTCACGGTTACCGTGGTTTATGTCGCTATAACAAGAGCGGGCATTTCAACATTCCCTACGGTAATTATAAAAATCCGTATTTCCCTGAAAAAGAAATTCGCGCATTTGCAGAAAAAGCCCAGCGAGCAACGTTTATCTGCGCCAGCTTTGATGAAACGCTGGCGATGTTGAAGGCGGGGGATGTGGTGTATTGCGATCCGCCGTATGACGGTACGTTTTCCGGCTATCACACTGATGGTTTCACTGAAGATGACCAGTATCACCTGGCATCCGTTCTTGAACATCGGTCATCAGAAGGACATCCGGTCATTGTTTCTAACAGTGACGCATCCCTGATCCGTTCGCTGTATCGCAATTTTACTCACCACTATATCAAGGTAAAACGCAGCATCGGTGTGGCAGCTGGCGAGGGTAAATCAGCAACAGAAATCATTGCTGTTTCCGGGCCGCGCTGCTGGTTGGGATTTGATTATTCGCGTGGCGTGGATAGTTCTGCCGTGTACGGAGTGCGTGCATGAGCCATGCTGATATGAACAACTGCAGCGGCTTTAACGAGGCCGCCGCAGCATTCTCATGGAACAGCCCGAAAAAGGCTATTAACCCTTATCTGGACCCGGCGGAAGTTGCGCCGGTTTCTGCGCTTTCAAACCTGATCACTCTGTACGCTGCCGATAACGAGCAGGAACAACTGCGCCGCGAGGCACTGAGTGATCAGGTCTGGGAGCGTTATTTCTTTAATGAATCCCGTGATCCTGTCCAACGCGAAATGGAGCAGGATAAGCTCATTAGCCGGGCAAAGCTGGCGCATGAGCAGCAGCGTTTTAATCCGGACATGGTCATACTGGCGGACGTTAAAGCCCAGCCCTCCCATATCAGCAAGCCGCTGATGCAACGTATTGAATACTTCAGCAGCCTGGGCAGGCCAAAGGCTTATTCCCGCTATTTGCGTGAGACGATTAAGCCATGTCTGGAACGACTGGAGCATGTACGCGACAGTCAGCTATCCACTTCTTTTCGCTTTATGGCAAGCCATGAAGGGCTGGACGGCCTGCTGATCCTGCCTGAAATGAGTCAGGATCAGGTGAAACGCCTGTCTACTCTTGTCGCTGCGCATATGAGCATGTGTCTTGATGCCGCTTGTGGTGATTTGTATGCCACCGATGATGTTAAGCCAGAAGAAATCCGCAAGACATGGGAAAAGGTGGCAGCAGAAACCCTGCGACTGGATGTCATACCGCCTGCGTTTGAGCAACTCCGCCGGAAAAGAAACCGCCGTAAACCCGTACCCTATGAACTCATTCCGGGTTCGCTGGCGCGTATGTTGTGCGCCGACTGGTGGTATCGGAAATTATGGAAGATGCGTTGCGAATGGCGGGAAGAGCAGTTGCGTGCTGTTTGCCTGGTCAGCAAAAAAGCATCTCCCTATGTCAGCTATGAAGCCGTGATGCATAAACGTGAGCAGCGCCGTAAGTCGCTGGAGTTTTTCCGTTCTCATGAACTGGTGAACGAAGACGGCGACACGCTGGATATGGAGGACGTGGTAAACGCCAGTAGTAGCAACCCGGCGCATCGCCGCAATGAGATGATGGCCTGTGTTAAAGGTCTGGAGCTTATCGCGGAAATGCGCGGTGACTGCGCCGTTTTCTACACCATCACCTGTCCGTCACGTTTCCATTCCACGCTAAATAACGGCAGGCCCAACCCAACCTGGACAAATGCGACGGTAAGACAAAGTAGTGATTATCTGGTCGGCATGTTTGCTGCATTTCGTAAGGCGATGCACAAAGCCGGATTGCGCTGGTATGGCGTGCGGGTGGCTGAGCCGCATCATGACGGTACAGTTCACTGGCACCTGTTGTGTTTTATGCGCAAAAAAGACCGCCGCGCCATCACTGCATTACTGCGTAAGTTTGCCATCCGTGAAGACCGCGAGGAGCTGGGCAATAACACTGGGCCGCGCTTTAAGTCTGAGTTGATTAACCCGCGCAAAGGTACGCCAACAAGCTACATCGCGAAATACATCAGTAAGAACATTGACGGGCGTGGTCTGGCTGGCGAGATCAGCAAGGAAACGGGGAAATCCCTGCGTGATAATGCTGAATACGTTAATGCCTGGGCGTCTCTGCATCGTGTTCAGCAATTCCGCTTCTTTGGCATTCCGGGGCGTCAGGCTTACCGTGAACTGCGATTGCTGGCTGGTCAGGCGGCAAGGCAACAGGGGGACAAAAAAGCAGGTGCGCCGGTACTGGATAACCCGCGCCTTGATGCAATCCTGGCTGCTGCTGATGCTGGTTGTTTTGCCACCTACATCATGAAGCAGGGCGGCGTACTGGTTCCTCGCAAATATCACCTCATCAGAACTGCTTATGAAATCAACGAAGAGCCGACCGCCTATGGCGATCACGGCATTCGTATTTATGGCATCTGGTCACCTATTGCAGAGGGCAAGATCTGCACTCATGCCGTGAAGTGGAAAATGGTTCGTAAGGCCGTTGACGTTCAGGAGGCGGCAGCCGACCAGGGCGCTTGCGCCCCTTGGACTCGTGGCAATAACTGTCCCCCTGTTGAAAATCTGAACAAATCAGGGGGTGATTTACCTGATATTAAAACCATGGGTGAGAAGGAGCTGCAGGAATATCTCCACAACATGGGCCAGAAGGAACGGCGGGAGCTGACAGCCAGGTTGAGACTGGTAAAACCGAAGCGGAAAAAAGCATACATACAGAGTATTTCGGAGCAGCAGCGCCTGCAGCTTGAGGCAGAACTGACTGCCAGAGGGTTTGAAGGTAGTGCATCTGAGATTGATTTGCTTCTGCGTGGCGGCAGCATTCCATCCGGTGCCGGTTTACGTATTTTTTACCGTAACCAGAGGCTGCAGGAAGATGACAAATGGCGTCAGTGGTACTGATGCTGCAGCTTTAACAATTCGTGCTTTATTGACTGGCGTCAGTTTATCCAATTAACTGACAAAAAAGAGTTTTACATTTTTAAATCTCTCATATACTGTACGCATAAACAGTGGGTATATATACAGTTGTTGTGTATCCGTGTAATGATAGGAGGGAAGATGCAGGACTATCTTTTGGAGTCATTAAAGCTCCAGCGTATTGATTTTTTTATCAAGCTTGTAGCGGCTAGTGAGTGCAGCGACGAAGAAAAGCGGCTGGCTATCCAGTGGGTGTCCGAACTGACCGACGAGTTGATGGCGAAAATCCGCAGCCATGAATACTGCCGGTCAATGGACGTAACCAGTTAAAGGGAATCTGTATGCGCATTGAAATAATGATCGATAAAGAGCAGAAGATTAGCCAGTCTACACTGGACGCCCTTGAATCCGAGCTTTACCGTAATTTGCGCCCTCTGTATCCCAAAACAGCAATTCGTATCCGCAAGGGCAGCGCCAATGGCGTTGAACTGAGCGGGTTAAAACTGGATGAAGACAAACAGCGAGTGATGGAGATAATGCAGCAGGTCTGGGAGGACGACAGTTGGTTACATTAGCGAACGTTGCGGACGATAAAACTGGTTTTTACCGTCCGCAAGGTTGAACAACGAGCCACGCGAGGCGTTAGTGCTGTTGTGCATGTCTATGCCGCATGAAATCGCATGATCGTTTGAGGATCGTTTTTGCTGAGGCCCGCCAGAACTGGCGGGCTTTTGCTTATGTCATGCAGGTGCATGAAAACCGCTACACAAAGCGGGCAGGCGTGGCGGGGATACGAGCGCGCGCAACGGGGTGAAATGGTGAAAATCCGGCGCAATCTCCGGCACGCTGGCGGCTTCAATCGGTGAGGGTGAGGGAGCGGCAGCAAAAAAGAAGCGCCCCGCAGAATGCTGCTGAGGCGCTCAGGTTATGGTTAACGGAATGCCTGCCGGCTCAGCAGTTGGTGAAATCTCCTGAATGGTGGTGGAACTGCGATGTGCCGTTGCAACCGGCGCATACTGAACCGGTATTACGGATAACACGTATCGCTCTGTCATCCCATAATTCCACCATGCCGCTGTCTTTAACGTTCGTCACCATCAGGTCCGGCAGTTCATTGGCTTTCAACCAGGCTTTAACTTGCTTCACTCCGGCACGCGAACCAGCCCGGACGGTAAAAATTCGTACTTCAATATCATCCTTGTGCCATTTGCGGACCCTTTCCGCCATGCCGGGAATGGCATCACCTATTAGCGCCCCGCTCTCTGGCGGGTACACCGCCAGCGTGCCATCCAGATCAACGCCGATCCATCCGATACATTACCCCCTGTTGCTATCAGCACTTTCATCAAGTTGTAAAGAATAAGGCTCGAAGCAGATCACCTCTTCACCCAGCCAGTCGTTAAGCTCCTGCAGTCGCTTCTGCAGCGGCATCAGCTCGTTGCGGACAAAGACGCGGCTGGCCTTTTCCACATCACCAAAGCCGCCGGTATTGTTGGGAATAATGCCCATCATCTGCGGCGGTACGCGGTGCGCTGCCATCATGTCATCGCGGCTCACGTTCTTGATGTTCAGAAACTCATCCTTTGCCGCAACCTCCGATAACGGGATGATCTGAAGCCCGTCCTTTTTGCCGTTAGGCGAGTACATAAACAGGTTACGGAAGTTACCAGGACCTTTGGCACTTTTCATTGCGTTGCGGAGGTTGTTCACATCCTCCTGGTTCTGCGCGGCGTCGGTCATGTACATGATGAAGCCCGCATGGCTGCCGTTAATGTAATACTTCCGGCGGAACAGCGTGGCGGACTCGTTGAGCAGGGCGGATGGAATGGCAGAAAGGTAACCTGGCAGACCATAAATCTCCTGGTTGATATCCGGCTCCATCAGGTGGAAGACGTTACCTTTTGTGAACTGATACGGCTGTGTCGTCAGGCTGTATTGCACAAACCAGTATGTTTCAAGGTCAAGCCCGCGCCGGGTGTATTTTGCCAGTGCAGGCTCCAGCGAAATAACTTCACCGAAACGGTTCGTGCGCTTCTCCAGGTAGCCGTTACCAAAAACCAGATAGTCCTGCACAAAACGGGTAAATGCCTGCTGACTGAGAAGACGATGCGGAATATAGGTACTGCTGATAATGTCACGCTTAACACTGATGGGGGAGCTGTGATGCACAGCGGCGCGGAAGGTGCGCGCCAGTCCGTCAAAGCTGACGGGCGGCTCATACCAGCGATCTGTCTGTACGCATTCCACATAGTCCAGCAGTTCGCGGCGGTCAAGTACTGGAACGGGATCACCGAAGCTGAATGCTTCGGTTGAAGTCTGGCTTTTATGCTGAATCTGGTTCGTCGACGCAGCGCGGTTCTTCTTACTCTTTCCCATCAAAAAATCTCCACAATATTGCTGGTATTGGCGGACTCGCCCTGCAGCGGTTCGTTAAACAGTGCGTGCATTGTTGCCCAGGCCAGATCGGCGTGGCTGGCCTCTTCGCTGCGGCTGGCTTCATAGGTCGGGCGGTTGCCACTGGCGGTGGTGGCACGACGGATTGCCATAAAGGACTGCGCAATGTCGGTATGCCCGGCGTCAAACTCCAGACGGCGGTGACTGATAATGTCGTAGGCTTTGAGTACCAGGGCGTTTTTAACGTTGGGGTTGTAGACAAACTCCCGGACGGCTGGAAAAAACGCTTTCACGTTCTCGTAAACCCCGTGACCGACGCCGGTCGAGTCGATGCCGATGTAGGTCACGTTGTACTGTTCGGTCAGTTTTTTGATCGCGTCAGCCTGGGCGCGGAAGTCCATCCCGCGCCACTGGTGACGCTCAAGAATGCGGAACTTACCACCCGGCACGGCTGGCGGTGCCACCACCACGCATCCGGCGCTGTCGCCGTTTTGCGTACCTTTTGCCGGGTCATAACCGATCCACACTTCGCGCCAGCCAAACGGGCGCAGAGCCAGTGCATGAAAGTCGGTCCAGACTTCCCAGCTGTCCACCATGCACGCCTGCAGCTCGCTGAGTGGGAACACAGACGCGAGATCGTCCACAAACTCGCACATCAGCAGGTTCTGGTATTCGTCCGGGCTGTACTCCATGCGCAACTGGTCAAGGTCGAACAGGTTACAGCCGCCGCGCACCGCATCTTCCACGGTGACTATCTGGCGGTATTGCCCGTCTGCGCACAGCAGGCCGGGGGCCAGATTGCTGTGGGACAGGTCGATGTCCACCTTGTCGGCCTTGTTGCGCCCACGGTTGAACAGCGCACCGGACCAGAACGGATAAGCACTGTGGGTCAGGCTGGATGGCGTGGAAAAATAGGTTTGTCGCCATTTTTTGTGAATAGCCATACCGGAAGCCACTTTGCGCAGCTCCTGGAATTTCGGTATCCAGAAATATTCATCCAGATACAGGTTGCCGTGGTAACTCTGGGCCGTGCGGGCATTGGTGCCGAGGAAGTAAAGCGTGGCCCCGTTGGGAAGCACCATCGGATCGCCTTTCAGCTCCACTTCCACTTCTTTGGCGAAGTCGATGATGTACTGCTTAAAGACGTGGGCCTGTGCCTTGCTGGCGGAAAGGAAAATCTGGTTACGTCCGGTAAGCAGAGCGTCAATCAGGGCTTCACGGGCAAAGTAAAAGGTCGCGCCGATCTGGCGTGATTTCAGCAGGTTGCGGATGCGGTTGGTTTTTCCGGCTTCCCACCAGTGGCGCTGGTAGTTGAACATGGAGGAATGGAAGATTTCTTCCAGCTTCTCAATCTGCTCATCGGTGAAAACATTCTTTTCCGGCTGACGGCGCGGGCCTTTGTTGCGGTTGGCAACGTTAGGGTTTAAGTCGGCTTCGTTGCCGCCATTGTTAAACTTGCCGATCCGCGCGTGGCGTTCCGACTGGCGCGCCAGCAGGTCAATCTCTTTGAAATCTTTCCCTTCTTTGTGCTCCTTCATAATGAGCTGGCAGTAGCGTGCGGCGGTGGTGAGCTGCATCTGATCCAGCGGCCCATAGTCACCCCACTTGTCGCGTTTTTTCCAGCTGTGAACGGTTGCAACTTTCTCGCCCAGCATTTCAGCAATGCGGGCTACGCGGTATCCCTGAAAGTAGAGCAGCATGGCCTGCCGACGGGGATCGAGATCTGCGGGTGTCAGTGTGGTGTTCATGGCACAAACCTACAGCCTTGAATGAAGGCTTTCCCCGCCTGCGGTTTGTGTGGTTGTCGGTACAAATACCGCGCATTGTTTCACTGCCCCCATCACCGCAACCATAAGGCTCCAGTAAGTTTTTTCTAACGGAGCACGGCTCATGACAGTGAAAGCAAAGCGTTTTCGCATCGGGGTGGAAGGTGCCACTACCGACGGACGCGAAATCCAGCGTGAATGGCTGGAACAGATGGCAGCCAGCTACAACCCGGCGGTGTATACCGCGCTGATTAACCTTGAGCACATCAAGTCTTATCTGCCGGACAGCACCTTTAACCGCTACGGCAAGGTGACGGCGCTGTTTGCTGAAGAAATCACGGAAGGTCCGCTGGCAGGCAAGATGGCGCTGTATGCCGACGTTGAGCCAACGGAGTCCCTGGTGGAACTGGTGAAAAAAGGCCAGAAATTATTCACCTCTATGGAAGTCAGCCCGAAGTTCGCTGATACGGGCAAAGCCTACCTGGTTGGCCTGGCTGCCACTGATGATCCTGCCAGTCTGGGTACGGAAATGCTGACATTCAGCGCCAGTGCAGCCCATAACCCGCTGGCAAACCGCAAGCAGAATCCCGCCAATCTCTTTACCGCCGCAGAGGAAACGGTGATCGAACTGGAAGAAGTCCAGGACGACAAACCGTCCCTGTTTGCCCGCGTCACGGCGCTGTTTACCAAAAAAGAGCAGTCCGATGACGCCCGGTTCTCTGATGTGCATAAGGCCTTGGAGCTGGTCGCCACTGAGCAGCAGAACCTGAGCGCACGCACCGAAAAATCCCTGTCTGAGCAGGAAGAACGTCTGTCTGAGCTGGAGACTGCCCTGCAGGCACAGCAGACCGCCTTTAACGAACTGGTGAATAAGCTGAGTCATGAAGACAGCCGCCAGGACTACCGCCAGCGTGCAACAGGCGGTAACGCCCCCGCTGACACTCTGACCAATTGCTGATGGAGCACAAACCTGATGAAGAAGAATACCCGCTTTGCTTTTAACGCTTACCTGCAGCAACTGGCACGTCTGAACGGTGTGGCAGTTGAAGAACTGTCCAGCAAGTTCACTGTAGAGCCGTCTGTGCAGCAGACGCTGGAAGACCAGATCCAGCAGTCCGCCGCTTTCCTGACGCTGATTAACGTCACGCCAGTGACTGAGCAGTCCGGTCAGCTGCTGGGGCTGGGTGTTGGCAGCACCATTGCCGGAACCACTGACACCACCGCGAAAGAGCGTGAACCTGTCGATCCGACGCTGATGGTCGATGTGGAATACAAATGCGAGCAGACCAACTTTGACACGGTGCTGACCTACGCGAAGCTGGACCTGTGGGCGAAGTTTCAGGATTTCCAGGTGCGTATCCGTGACGCCATCGTGAAACGTCAGGCACTGGACCGCATCATGATCGGCTTTAACGGCGTGAAGCGTGCGAAAACCTCCAACCGTAGTGAAAACCCGCTGCTGCAGGATGTGAACAAAGGCTGGCTGCAGAAAATCCGTGAGGATGCACCGGATCACGTCATGGGCAGCACCACCACGGGCGGTGAAACCACTCCGGGTGCGGTGAAAGTCGGGAAAGGTGGCGAATATGCCAACCTGGACGCTGTGGTGATGGATGCCGTCAATGAGCTTATCGACGTGGTTTACCAGGACGATGACGATCTGGTGGTGATTTGCGGTCGTGAACTGTTGTCTGACAAGTATTTCCCGCTGGTCAACAAAGAGCAGGAAAACAGTGAAAAACTGGCTGCCGATATGATCATCAGCCAGAAACGCATGGGTGGCCTGCAGGCCGTGCGTGCGCCGTTCTTCCCGCCGAATGCGCTGCTGATCACCCGTCTGGATAACCTGTCCATCTACTGGCAGGAAGACACCCGCCGCCGTTCAGTTATCGACAACCCGAAACGTGACCGGATTGAAAACTTTGAATCCGTTAATGAAGCCTATGTGGTTGAGGACTACCGCTGCGCCGCACTGGTGGAAAACATCCAGATTGGTGATTTCAGCGCCGCCGCAGCCGAAACCGGAGCGTAATCCATGAGCCTGAGTCCCGCACGGCAGCATCGCCTGCGCGTTCAGGCTGAACAGGCCGCCCGCGAGGGCGGCAGTGTTCGCCACGCATCGGGCTATGACCTGATGCTGCTGCAACTGGCGGAAGACCGCCGCCGTCTCAAGGGCGTTCAGTCCACGGTCAAAAAAGCGGAAATCAAGGTGGAGCTGCTGCCGAAGTACGCCGCCTGGGCAGAGGGTGTCATGGCTGCCGGAGGCGCTCAACAGGATGACGTGCTGATGTACGTGATGCTGTGGCGCATTGATGCCGGAGATTATGCCGGGGCGCTGGAGATCGGGCGTCATGCCCTGCGTCATGGCTGGGTGATGCCGCTGGGTAACCGCAACGTGCAGACCGTGCTGGCAGAGGAAATGGCAGACGCCGCGCAGAGCGCAATGCTTGCCGCCACCGGCTTTGATGCCGATCTGTTGTTGCAGACGCTGGAGCTGACAGACGGTCTGGATATGCCGGACCAGTCACGGGCGCGTCTGCATAAAGCGATTGGCGCTGTCCTGAGTGAAAGCAATCCGGCTTCCGCCCTTAATCATCTCAACCATGCGTTACAGCTTGATCCCCGCTGTGGCGTGAAAAAAGACAAACAGCAGCTGGAGCGCAGACTGCGCAATGACAGCCGCTGACAGAACGTGCCCCCGCGCACGGGCGGCACGGGGTGGCGAAAGGCACTGCCACATCAAAACCCCGTCCACCGCCCTCTATTTCAGGAGAAAGCAGCATGAAGTTTGTTGCGCCAGAACAGGCACCGGAACAGGCGGAAATCATCAGAAATACGCCGTTCTGGCCTGATGTGGACCTGTCGGAGTTTCGCAGTGTCATGCGCACTGACGGCACGGTGACGCAGCCGCGTTTAAAGCAGGTTGCGCTGTCGGCAATTTCGGAGGTCAACGCAGAGCTGTATGAGTTTCGCAGACGCCAGCAGATGCTGGGGTATGCCTCGCTGGCAGAAGTCCCGGCGGAACAACTGGACGGCAAAAGCGAGCGCATTCAGCACTATTTCAACGCGGTTTACTGCTGGGCACGCGCCATGCTCAACGAACGTTACCAGGACTATGACGCCACGGCATCCGGTGCGAAGCGAGGCGAGGAACTGGCGGAAGCAAGCGGTGATTTATGGCGTGACGCCCGCTGGGCCATCAGCCGGGTGCAGAATGCGCCGCACTGCACAGTGGAGCTTATCTGATGAAAGTGCGTGCGCATCAGTATGACACGGTGGACGCACTTTGCTGGCGTCATTACGGGCGCACGCAGGGTGTCACGGAGCAGGTACTGAAGGCAAATCCGGGGCTTGCCGAATACGGCCCCTTTTTACCTCACGGGCTGCAGGTGGAGCTGCCGGACATTCCGACAACCACCACCGTGCAGACCGTCCAGCTATGGGACTGAATTATGACGCTTGAGCGAATCAGCGCCTTTATCACGTATTGCATCGCCGTCGTGCTGGCCTGGCTGGGCGATTTGTCCATCAAGGATGCCTCAACGCTGGGCGGCCTGATGATTGGTGTGCTGATGCTGGCTATCAACTGGTACTACAAACACAAAGCCTACCAGCTTCTGCGCGACGGGCAGATTTCGCGGGAGGACTATGAATCCATCAATCGTTAAACGCTGCCTTGTCGGGGCCGTGCTGGCTATTGCTGCCACGCTGCCGGGGTTTCAGCAGCTTCACACCTCCGTGGAGGGGCTGAAACTGATTGCCGATTACGAAGGTTGTCGTCTGCAGCCGTATCAGTGCAGCGCGGGTGTCTGGACCGACGGCATTGGAAATACGTCGGGCGTCATTCCCGGCAAAACAATCACGGAACGACAGGCAGCAGAAGGGCTTATTTCCAACGTGCTGCGTGTGGAGCGGGCGCTGGAAAGGTGTGTGAAGCAACAGCCGCCGCAGAAGGTATATGACGCTACGGTGTCGTTTGCCTTCAACGTGGGAACGGGCAATGCCTGCAGTTCTACGCTGGTGAAATTGCTCAATCAGCGGCGCTGGGCAGAAGCGTGCCGACAGTTGCCGCGCTGGGTTTATGTGAAAGGTGTGTTTAATCAGGGGCTGGATAACCGCCGTGCGCGGGAGATGGCCTGGTGCCTTAAAGGAGCTGGATTATGACGCGTGCGCTGGCGGTAGTGGCGGCGCTGGCACTCGTTGCGCTGGGCTGGCAGTCGTGGCGGCTTAACAGCGCCAGCCACACCATCGAAACGCAGCGCGCGGCGCTGAAAAGTAAAGCGCACGAACTAACGAAGAAAAATAGCCAGCTGATCAGTCTGTCCATTCTGGCTGAAACCAATAACCGGGAGCAGGCGCGGCTCTATGCCGAAGCAGAACAGACCAGCGCGCTGCTGAGACAACGACAACACCGGATCGAGGAACTGAAACGTGAGAACGAGGATTTACGCCGCTGGGCTGATACTCCTTTGCCTGCTGACATTATCCGGCTGCGGGAACGTCCGGCACTCACCGGAGGTGCAGCTTACCGTCAGTGGTTGTCCGCGAGTGACGCCGTGTCGGCTGGAGCAGGCAGCGCCGCGCACTAACGGTGATCTGAACGCATTGCTGGATGAAACGGAGGCCGCCTGGGCGGTCTGTGCAGACAAAGTGGACATGATTATTGCGTGTCAGGAGCGAAACAGTGAACAAACCACAATCCCTGCGCCACGCCCTCAATAAAGCAGTGCCTTATGTCCGCAATAACCCGGATAAGCTGCATCTGTTTGTGGATAACGGTTCGCTGGTTGCCACGGGGGCCAGCTCCATGTCATGGGAGTACCGTTATACCCTCAACGTGGTGATTGAGGATTTCAGCGGCGACCAGAATCTGCTGATGGCCCCGGTTTTGCTGTGGCTGCGTGATAACCAGCCCGATGCCATCAATAATCCGGCGTTACGGGAAAAGTTATTCACCTTTGAGGTGGATATTCTGCGCAACGATGTCTGTGATATCAGCCTCAACCTGCAACTGACGGAACGTGTGCTGGTCAGCACTGACGGAAGTGTGTCGAGCGTTGAAGCAGTAGCGGAACCCGATGAACCTGAAGAAATGTGGACGGTGAAACGTGGCTGAACTGCAGAAGGTGGACGACTGGCTGAGTGCTTTGCTGGCGAATCTGGAACCAGCCGCAAGAAGCCGAATGATGCGCCAGCTGGCGCAGGAACTGCGCCGGACACAGCAGCAGAATATCAGGATGCAGCGCAATCCAGATGGCAGCAGTTATGAGCCGCGCAGGGTAACAGCACGCAGCAAGAAGGGGCGCATCAAACGTCAGATGTTTGCAAAGCTGCGCACCACAAAATACCTGAGAACTGCCGCCAGCGCGGATTCTGCCAGCGTACAGTTTGAAGGTAAGGTACAGCGTATTGCCCGTGTTCATCACTACGGTCTGCGCGATCGCGTCAGTCCAAAGGGGGGAGTCATTAAGTATCCATCCCGAAAATTGCTGGGTTTAAATGAACATACTGAAAATGAAGTAAGAGATTTACTTTTAAAGTATTTATTGATGAAAAATTAGAATGTTTACGCTCTTAATAAACTTAAATAACTTTTTATGCTTTGGCAAAAAGGGAAAAGGTCTATTTTAATTTTCCAGTTTTTTTTGTTTTGAACCCCAGAAGCAATAATAGAACCGTCCCAATA